CTCCGGCGCAACCGTGGGCGGCATCAACTCGACCACCTACGAGTGGTGGGACAACCAGCGCAACGCCACCGGCGGGGCGACCACGGGCTCGATCTACGGCGACATGCTCGATCTGTACCTCGAGACCTGCCGTGGCACCGACAAGGTGAACCTGATCGTGTCGGACAACAGCTACTACTCGGTGTATTCGCAGGCACTGCAGGCTCAGCAGCGTTTCATGGACAAGAACCTCGCTTCGGGGGGCTTCACGAACATCATGTTCGAGACCACGCCCGTCGTCGCGGATGGTGGCCAGGGTGGTTACGCCCCGGTCGGCATGAAGTTCCTGAACATGGATAGCATTGAGCTGATCATGCACAAGAAGCGGAACAACGTGGTGCTGGGTGGTCCGCGCCGGCCTCTGACCGAGGACTCGGACACGATCATCATGGCCGGGATGGGCAACTTCATCATTGAGAACCGCAATCTCTGCGGCATCCTCACGGATTGATCCTCGCGCGGGGCGGCCACGTGCCGCCCTGCCGCACCTTTTGACCCCAGGGACCAGACACATGCAAAACACTGCACAATCGCGCGATCTGACCGCAGCCGACCTTTCCAGCCATATGAGCGTCGTGAATTCCGAAGGCGGCGTTCGCAAGGGCTTCTTTTACACACCCGTTCGCATCCGCTCAAAAAACCCCGAGACCCACGGCAAGATCGAGCACCGTCTTTGCATCGCCAAGCAGCCGCTGGGCGACCGGCTGACCGTCTCGCATTCATACATCACCCCCGAACAGGCCGCAGCACAGCACCCGCAGGAGTGGGCGCTGTTCACGCAGTTCGAGGACGTTCCCGATTACGGCACGCCTCTGTCGGAGCTGCCGGGCGTGTCGCGCTCGCAAATCGCGCTTCTCGAGGTTCACGGACTTCGCTGCATCGAAGACCTGACCTCGATCTCGGACGATCAGGCTGGCCAGCTCGGCATGGACGTGTCGCGCGCCGTCAAGATTGCCCGCAAGTGGATCGCGAACAAGGAGGAATCCAGCGACGTGATCCTCGCCGCCGAAACTGAAACCAAGGCCGAGGCAGCCCTCAAGTCAATGGAGGAACGGCTCAAGAAGCTGGAAGAACACAACATGCGGCTGTCAACCGAGAACGACGTGCTGCGTCGATCCGGCGGGGCCAGCCCGGGTGGCCGATCGGCGGCCAATCCGGTGGCTGTGGCATCGCAGGACTCGCTGCCGGCCGAATTGCCCAAGAATGACGACTTCATGGGTGGTGGCGACGTTGTGACCGGCGGCGACGATCTGGGCGACAACGACGCCGATCCGCTCGCAGACTGAGGCAAGGGGGCGTCATGGCGCGCACGATACTGCAGATCGCACAAGAGGCGGCAGAGCGAGACGCCACGGCCCCCGCGCCCATCACCCTGTTCGACACCAACACCCGTGTTGCCAAGATCCTGCGCAGCGCCGCGCATGACGTGATGCGCGACTATCTGCGCCGGTCACGCTGGCAGGGCATGAGCGAAATGCACTCGACATGGGTGTTCGCCTTTCAGCCGGGGCGCTACGCCTATTCCCTGCCGCCTGACTTCCTGCGCATGATCCCCGGAACCGAGCAGCGCAACGGCTGGCCCATTGGCCTTGTCGGCCCGGCCACGCCGCAGATGTGGGCCTGGTGGATCTACGGCGGCAGCGCCGCAGTGACGCCGCATGGCTGGCGGATCAAGAACAACGTGCTGTGGGTGGACCCGACCCCGGATCATGCCGAGCTGATCGTGATCGAATACATCAGCCGGTATCCCGTGGTCTCGACCATTCAGGCGGGGGATTACAACCTGTTGACATCGCCCTTGCAAACCAATGCCCCCGTGGTGCCGCGCGATGGCCACCTCAAGCTCGAGGACGATTCCCTTGTAACCAGGCCGGCGCCTCTGGATCTCGAATACGCCGACGATGACGGTTACGATGTCGGCCAGTACCCGCAAGAGCCCGAGGAAGTGCTGAAACGCCTCAACCCGAATTCAGCAGTTCAGCCGTTGCCCGAGGTGCGGCGTCCGTATTTCACCGCCGACACTGATCGCCCCGTGTTCGAGGACGATCACCTTCTTTCGCTGGGGATGACCTGGCACTTGCAGCGGGCGATGGGGTTTCCATTCGCGGAGCGCGCGGCGGAATACGAGGACGAGGTGGCCAACAAGGTGGCCGAGGACGCCGGTGGAGCGCGCGGCTTCCGGCTGGGCAATGCCGACGATCATTGGGAGACATGGCCGCTCGATACCAGCGGTTCGGGCAATACCTGGATTGTGAGCTGATGGCCGAGGTCAGGATCCCCGAGACGGTGGTCAACCGGCGCCGAACGCGGACCTACGACACCCAGCGAGACAACTTCGCGAACGTGCTCGGTCTGGTCCGGCAGGCCGTGCCGCCGCCCGGGTCGCTCATGCCCACGCTGGCCATTGAAGCCCCCGGTGGAGGGTGGGAGATGTGCGACGGCCGCGCGCTGTCCAAAGCCGATTACCCGACCCTGTTTTCGATCCTGGGCGAGACCTACGGCGCGACCGATGATGAGTTCAATCTGCCCGACCTGCGCGGCCGCACGGTCATGGGGCGCGGTGGCGGCACGGGGTTCGAGCTGGCCGCGCTTGTCGGCGCAGCCTCGGTCAACCTGACCGTCGACCAACTGCCAGCGCACGGCCATGACATCACCGACCCCGGGCACACGCATGATTTCAGCGAGACCACGCACACGCACACAATCACCGATGCCGGGCACGTCCACACCGACCAGACGGCAGGATCACAGGAGGTCGCGAGCGGCACCGGCGCAACGGTCGCCGCCTTTGATGCTGTTGGGGAAACGAGCAGCGCGGGGTCCGACCTGACGATCGAGCCAGCAACAATCTCGGATGGCAGCACGGGGCAAGCGACGACGGGCATCAGCGTAAACGATACCGGGGCTGGCAATCCGATTGACGTTATCCCGCCGGCTGTGGTGGTCAACTGGATGATACGGACATGAGCCAGATCAGACGCAGGCAGCAGGCACGGCAGCAGCGCGCACAAGGCGGCGCGCGCGGGTTCGCTCGCGAGATGATGTTGCCTTTGCCGCTCAAAGGCGTGTTTTCAGAAGCGCGCGACGGAGAAATGTCGGCGCAATATGCAGGGGAGATGGCGAATTGGCGAACCAATGGCGCGTTGCTCGAAACCCAACCGGCCAACACACTCACCCCCGCGTCGTCAGACGTATTGAAACGGCTGCCCTTCGAGTTTGGGTCATCCTCTGTTTATATCGAGCTCACCAGCACTGGCGCGCGCGGCGCGGAAGCATCATTCGCGCGGACGTTCGGCAGGGACGCCACCGTTGGCTATCTCAGCAGTCAGGCGCTTATCGCGGACGGGCGCGGCGCACCGCTGCGGTTTGATGGCCAGACCTTTACCGAGTCCGAATTCACGACGACAACCGGAATCACGCAGGATCAGTTCGATGGCGTGATCGCGCATCACGACCGGCCCTATTTCTGGCGGATCGGGAAAACGCTGGAATTCTACTATGGCGACGTGGGCGCGGTGACGGGCGAATTGACCCGGTTCCCCCTCGACCGTCTCGGCAACATCACCGGGCAAGTGGTCGCGCTGCAGTCGCTCACTGTGGACGCAGGCCACGGCATGAACGACGTGCTGGCGATCTTCACCACGACGGGCGACATGGTGATCTATGAAGGGCTCGACCCCGGCGATGCCGACGATTGGCGCTTGGCCGGGCGCGTCAAGGTCGCCCCGCCTTTGGGCGTGTATGCTTTTACGCAAGTCGGCTCCGATCTTTGGGTGATGACCAGCGTTGGCGTCGTTTCGATGGCGCAATCCATTGCCCGCGGCGCGCAGGCCATGGTGTCGCAGGTCACGCGCCCGGTGCGCGAGGACATTTTGCGCGCCGTGGAACAAGGCGGTGACTGGCAGCTTCATGTGGCGTCCGATCAGTCTTTCGTGGTCGTCAATCGGGTGTACGATGGCACACCGGAGCAGTGGATCTTCACATCGGACGTACAGGCGTGGTCAAAGGCCAGCTACCCGGCCCAGCACTGGCACAATCTCGGGGGCCACACGGAGTTCACGACGGCCGATGGCGGCCTTGGCACCATCACCCGCACCCGCGGCGCAGGCGAGCCCATGAAGGCGGTGCTGCGCACGGGATGGCTGCAACTGCCCTACCAAGGCCTGACCTATGTGCGGCCCACGTTGCGCGCAGCCGGCGCGCTGACAATGCGGCTGGCGGTGCTGACCGATCACGACGAGACAACCGTCGATCTGGACGAGTCGTGGCAGACCGTGACGATCACACCGGAGGAAGCGCCGGGCATGAATGAATATGTCGCGGTGACTGACGAGATCGGCAGCGATGCCGCCGGTGGCGTGTATCAGATCAGGATGGAGGTAACGGCGGCATGGGCTCAACTGGTGTCGATCGAGGTGGCCGGGGTCTGAAACGCGACGGCGCGCTGGTCTACGGCGCCGACCGTGAGGTGATCCAGTGGGTCGCGAGCATCATACCGGGCTTTCATATCAACCCGCAATCGACGGCGATCGGCGTCATCAAGCGCGGCGAATTGGTGGCTGGCCTGGTCTACGAGCGGTGGAACGGCGTGAATGTCGAAATGTCGATCGGGGCCAAGCCGAAAAGCGGGTGGGCCGATAAGGCCGTCTTGCGTGGGATCTTCTCGTACCCGTTTCTGCAGCTTGAGTGCCGGACGATCACCATCGTCGTGGCGGCCAGCAACCGTGCATCGCTGAGCCTTGTGACGCGGCTGGGCTTCGAGGGCGAGGCTGTCGTGCGGTTTGCCGCTGACGATGGCGGCGACCTGATAGTGTTGAAGATGTACCGAGAGAAATGCAGGTGGATATAGCATGGGCAAAGGCGGC